CCTCAGTAATGTCTATACCAACGATAGGTTTACTCCTATTCATTACATATAATTGTATTAGTGGAAATCTCATTTTCCCCACTTACCTCTACCAACTATTGTTGCCATAATTCCATAATTACTAACATCAAGATACGCATCTTCCAATGGTTCATCTTGAACCGCTGATTTCTTATCACCGAGTAACTATGTCTTTACACGTTGTAACTTGTCATTCATACGAAACCACAAACCTGTTAGTGACAACTTAATCTCTTCTGGTGTTACCAAAAAAGTCCCAACACTAATGTTACCTGGGCCATAATCGTGTTGTTTATGTAAGAATAATTCATATTGTTGTCGTTGAATCTTCTTAAACTCAGCGGTCATCTCAGGCCATTCTTTTTCCATTTGTTCTATAACATCATAACTACTCTCACGACCTTGAGCATGAGCTTGTTCATCAATATCTGTAGCGTATTCTTTCATAACGCTAGATTCTTTTATAATCTTAGACATATATTTCTCCTAATTTACATAACTGAATATACTAATAATTTTATATTCAAGTCAAGCCTTTTTATAAATTTTTTTCAATTGTTTGTCATCAACACCATATTTCATTATAATTGTTGTGACTTGTTCTTTGGTTAATAACTCTAAATATTCTTCTACTTCTCTCGTACTACATTCAAAATAATCTGTTAGATGTTCCATTGCCCATTTCTCAACTTTAGATTTCTTCTTTGATTTAACATACCGAAGAAATGTTCTACCCTTTGGTAGTACATCTATATAAAACTGATACACATTCTTAGGAGCCAACTCCCAATACTTTTGTATTTCATTTACCACTTGCAACCACTCTGATTTCATACTGAGAAATCTATGAACCATATAATTACTCCAAGTCTTCTTATCTGATTCAGTAAGATTGTCCCAATACAGAGTGTTCTGTACGTTTGTGATTTGTTTTATGTGGTCAAACAGACTCTTCAATTCCACTACCCTCTAATAAAGACTTTGGAACTTTTCCACAATTACCACAACTATAAACTTGAACAGGTACAAGTCCCTCTTCACCAGTTGGTGACATAATTGCAGATATTCTTTTGATGACATATGAGTTTATAAACAGATAGTTTCCACAATCATCACATTGTAAAGTATCTGCCTTTGATAAATCCACAGTTGCCTTTTGTTTTTTTCCGAGTTGCCTCATTGGTTTGGTGCTCATTACTACTCCTCTATATTTGTGTAAATTTCTAAATTTTTATACTTTGTTCTCATATCTTTTACTTTTTCCATTTCTTTCTTAAAATCTTTATATTTTGGGTGTTCTTCATTATTAATATTTTTAATCTTCCAAACTAAATCTGAAAAGGTTCCCCAATTATTTATATGAATAAAATTTACTTCTGTTTTCATTCCGTTTAACTTTTGGAAGTAATCTGACATCTCAATAAAACCTATCATCTCTTTATAATTGTTATCTTGTACCACAAAAGTCATTCTTACAAAATCTAAGTTTGATATATCTGTAAAGATGAAATGTAAATTCTTTTGTAATCTTTTCCAATTACCACCAACTCTGATTTTATCATAAGTTTCTTTAGTACAGGCATCAATACTAATTTCTGCAGTTACTCGTGGAATTTCATGTAGGTTACTTAGATTCTCCCACATCTTTCTTGTCCACCCATTTCCATTTGTATGTATATGTAGATTTCGTGTATCAGGATACTTTTCCATAGTGATTGATTTTAATAAGTTTCTCCAAAACTCTCCACCAAAACCATCACCACTAGCTGTGATGTATAATTCATTTGCGTTATCCATAGCATCACATAAAATTATTTCTTGTATCTTTTCAGACTTCTTTCTTTCTTCACCCTCTGTCTGTATGTAATCCAATCTACAACTTGGACACTTTAAATTACAACTTCTATCATGAGAGAATATTACACATTCAGGCCCCCAAGGCAACTTTACCATTTTCTCTGATATGATTTGTTTCCATTTCTCCTCACCATTTGGATTTATTTCTTCTGCGTTCCATAACTTATGATATGTTGATTCATCATAAATTGGAAAGTATCCATTATCGTAAATAGTTTCATCCACATCATCATTATACCAACGATTTAAAAAACCACACTCAGTAGAATCACAATACTTAAAATCACCATCGTGCATTGATTGTCTGAGTTTTTGTGATACTTCACCATTCCAAATATCTTCCCAATTGTCTTCTAATGAATTACCACTTGGGCCACAAGTTATCCAAGCGTTAACCCATCGTTTTTCTTCTTCACTCCATCCACCTGATACACATTGCCATACTTTACCATCGTGGAAAAATTCTGCATTTCTGAATGGTGCTACACAAAATCCTTTTCGTTTCACTTTACCTTTCCGATAATCTCAGTAAACATAGCCATAATGTTTATTTCTTTATCCACAACCACAGCGTCACTTTGTTGATATTGTGCTAACAATAATATACATTCCGCTACGTGACCTCTACCCCAATCATCTACGGTATCAAATAATAATCTAAATAAATCACTAAAGTCTGTTACCTTTGAATCTGCCAATAGTTGTCTAATGTTTTTAAACGAATTCTTTTTATCTTGTGTTTTCAAGATTTCTAATACTTGGTTTTTATAATCATTCTGAATACTCATACCCTCATCAATAACCAACTCACCATTCACCACTTGTCTTTGTGATGCGTTAATAACTCTTCGTAAATCAGGAAAACCACCATTCACTATTGTTACAATATTCTCTAATTTGTATTTAACATTTTCATTGTCCAATATATTTGATAAATGTTGAGCAACTTGTTTTCTATCAGGTGGAACTATCTGAAATGATTGACAACGACTTTGTATCGGGTCAATGATTCTCTCAACATAATTACAAGTCAATATAAACCTACAATTCTTACTAAATGTTTCCATTAGATTACGAAGAGCCGCTTGTGCGTTAGGTGTGATGTAATCACACTCATCCAAGATGATAACTTTCATCTCTTGGAATCCAAGTGTGGAAGCAAAGTTCTTAACTTTATCACGAACAACCTCAACACTATTCTCATCGGATGCATTAATATATAGATAATCACAATCTATATTATTAACCAACAATTTAGCTAGTGTTGTCTTACCTGTACCAGCTCTTCCGTATAAGAGAAGATGTGGTAAATCTCCACTCTCAAGGTAAACGGATACTTTACTTTTGAGATGGTCGTTTCCAATGTAAGTATCCATTGTATTAGGTCGATACTTTTCTACCCACAAAGTATGTTTTACTTCATTCATTTTCATTTTCATCTTTCAGAAATGTACTCTCTTGATGTATTGCAATTACACTACCACTATCTAAATTAGAACCACTTTGTTCGTAGTCTAATTTTACACTTACAGCTTCCTCTGTTATTGTAGCAGCTAATTCTTCTAACTCTTTTCTTTGTTTGGAAGTTAATTCACTCATCTACTTTTTCCCATTTATCATTTGAATCTAATTTAAATGCCCCTATGAATATCCATTTATTATATTGAGGTTCTACTAAACTTAAAAAAAGGGTTCCACTTTCTCTTTGATAAAGATAATATGTATCACCTTTTACGGGTTCAAATTTAAAATCAGAACCATAAACTAACTTATTCCACTCATAGGCTTCTATTAATTTTTTATACTCTTCTTTAATTTCATTGTATCTTGTTTCAAAATAATGATTTGTTTTAGCAACTTTCTCATTCTTCCAAGTATCCACATCATCAGGTCTTATCGCTGGTGCTCCGACATTATCACCATATGGCATAACAGATTTGTTCTCTGCAAACATATCAGGTTTTTTATCTTGATTATCACTCATACTTTTTTCCATATCCAAATGGGTTCACAAAATCTTTTATCTTGTGTATCTAAAGTTTTTTGTAATGATTCATCAGTATAATCAAGTGATTTTGCAGTTCCAGCTCCACCACTATTAGGTCGTTTAGCCATTTCCATTCCTATACAACCTTGATACTCTGAATCAGTAAATGTTGATAAGAAATCATTCATTGGATTACATATCTCTAACCAACTCTTAGTTGATTTTACACTAGCATATACATCAGATATATTAACACATAAATAACCATCAGATTTTATTGAAGGCCATAATTTTTTTAATGTTTTTTGTAGAAAATCTTTATTCCAATCATCTATGTCTTTGTACCTAACCCAACTTTGAGTATCATCATAACTATATCTCTCAACACTAAAATAAGGTGGTGATGTGAAGACTGTATCATACATATTTTCTTTGTATTCAAAATCTTCAGCAGGATACTCTACAAACATACTCTTTTTATCAACCTCAAACATTGTTCTATGTTTATCATAAAATTGTTTCTGTTCTTCATAGATAGGATGGTTTTCTTTTCGTGGATCTATCCCAAGATAAAACTCTCCTGTCTCACTACCATAGAATCCTGCCAATCTATCTCCCCATCCTGCTGAGAAATCTAATATACTTTTACTACCCAACTTATCATACAATACTTTGGCAACATTTGGTTTGAATTGAGAACAAATATACTTTCTTAATCCAATCATAGTCCTCAACACACTACGATTTATCTTAGGTAACTTCAATGTATAAGCCGCCCCCATCAAACTCGTCATAAATTTTTCATTTTCCCAAGTTCTCTTTGGGCCAGGACTTACTGAACCATCAACACTCCAACGATTCTTTTGTTGAAAGTAATTACTTGCATCATTACCACTATTGATTCTTCTGAAATATTGTTGTTTACCCTCGAATGTTAAATCATATCTATATTGAGTACCTTCACGTGCAAACCACTCACCCTCTACCAAGATTTCATTATGTCTCATACCTTTCAATCTTTTCAAATCGTTGTATGCATCATTTTCTGAAATCTCGGCATAAGGTATTTCGTAGGTCATAGCAACTTTTGCCAGACTTTCTTTAACATCTTGTTTATCAAATGTTTCTTTTATGTACTCCCACTCTTCCTCTTCAATTGAAAGATATGGTTTCATATTTAAGAATTTATCAAAGTATTCTAAATACATTAAATTACGTTCTGAGTAGCTACCACATAATATTGTGATTCAAAGTCATCA